TTGCAGTAATATCACCAGCAAAAGTCGCATTGTTACCAGAGATAGCAATAGGCGCATCTGTAAGTGTATTAGCATCAGACCACATTGCAACATCATTAGCTGTTCCGCTACCATCTACAACTCCTCCTGCTGTTTCTATAATATTACCACTTGAATCTACAGATAAATTATATGCTGCTGTTCCTGTATTACTACCAGAACCATAGTCATTTAATTGTACAACTCCTCCTCCTTTTATAGTTACATAATCTGCAACTAAACTTTCAGAATGTATAACTAATTGGTTTGTACCTCCTCCTGCTTCTATTTTCCAGTTACCATCTGTTTGTACAAATTGTAATTTAGTTGCACCTGAACCTGCAAGTACCGATAAATTACTTCCTGTAACTTGAACTCCCGTACTTGTAGTTTGAAATTTTTTAGTTCCATAATGATTTAATTCTACTGCACCTGTTGAACCATCAAGAAAAACATAAGTAGCTAAATTACCTGAGCCATCATCTGACCTTAGTAGAATATCTTTATCTGCTGTATTTTGATCTATATATAAGTTATCTGAGCTACCATATATTTCTGCATCATTCCCAGTTCCAAATCTTGCTTTAGCATCATCTATAAAATCAATACCACTACTTGTATTATTAATTGATATTTTTGTAGCACCTGTTGTGTTTCCTATTGCTAGTATTTCAGATAATGTATCGCTTCCTGCTACTTGTGAATCAACATATGTTTTTATTGCTTTAGCAGAAGCTAATGTATCGTCTGATCCTGATACTGAAGCTAAGTCTGTATCTAAAACACCACTCTTTAAATTATCAACCTCTATATTAGAAACTGTATTATTATCTACATCTATGGTTTTATTAGTTAGTGTCTGAGAGGATGTAAGTTGAACAATATTGCTGTTTGTAATAGATGCTATTTTTGTAGATGTACTAGCATTACCAGTTAGTTCTCCAACAAAACTTGTTGATGTTATGGATGTAGCACCAGTTACAACTCCTGCATCAATAACAATAGTTCCGTCTAATACAATTTGTTGTCCTGCTAAAGGTGTTATATTTAAGTCTGTACCTGCTGTACTAGATATAGTATTCCCATTTATATTTATATTGTCTACTTGTAATGCTGTTAATGTCCCAACCGATGTAATTGCGGTTTGCGCAGCACCTGTTACTGTTGCTGATGATCCTGAAACATTACCAGTCACATTACCTGTTACATTACCTTCTAAATTACTTACCAAAGTAGCAACTGTATAACCAGTTGCGCTTTTATTTACTGTTGTAGTTGGTTCTACTTGTAGGTCTTTAAATAAATGAAATTTACCATCTGAAGCATCTCTAAATAAACCAGCAAACAAATCTAATGATCCCGACGTGTCATACACACCATAGAAACCTAAATCTACTGAGTCGCTAGTGGTGTTGTTTGAACCGACAATAATTAAGGGATCCTTTACAGATAAAGTATCTGTATCAACAGTTGTAGTAGTACCTTGTACAATTAGATTACCTGTGACTGTTAAGTTGCCACCAAGCTGTGAATTTCCTGATACTTGAAATGTTGTTGTTGGTGTAACACCTACCCCTAGTTTATCTGTAGATAAAAACAAAGGCGAATTATTACCCAAACCATCAGTAAGTCTTTTTGCTGTAGATGTTAAGTTATCGTTGTCTGTTACCTTTATTAAGGAGTCATAAGTTTGGCTAATAAAAGTTCCTGTTAAAGTAGTGCCCATATTTATGTTTTTTTATTTACGTTTTGTTTTGGCAAAACCCTTTCAATAAACGTTTTAAGTTTAATGATATTTTTTTCTTTAGGCTTATATGTTAATTTTTTCACAAGACCCAACTGTTAAAATTCTCATTTTTATCAGGATACATACCGTCATCATTAGCTGCAGTATACTCAGGAAATAAATTACTGTTTTGATTTATGTAATCTAAAAATCTTCTTGTATAAAACTCAGCTTTATCTCTTGAGCTATCTACAAGTGATTTAATCTCTTGCATCGAAGGAGTCTCTGAAGACTCGCTTCGATGTCTAAATACACCACCGTTAGATACTTGATAAGATGCAAACATATAATAATCACTTTGAGCAAACCATATTAGCATAGGTGTAATATATTTATCTAGTAAATTTTTATAATTAGAGTTTGCGTTTTGAGTTATCTGACCATTTGTAATTAAGGTTTCTATTTTCTCATATAGTTTTGTACCAAGATAATTTTGTATATGTATATCTTGAGCTACCTCTACAAATTGTATAAACTTATCGGCATCTACTGCTCCACCGATAATTGATTTACGCCTTAAATCATTCGTTGTTATGAACAGTGCCTTCATCTTCTTTAGTTTTAAATAAGTTTTTAATTCTATCTATAGCTGATAATTTTTCACCAGTCTCTTCTTCTCTTTTAATTTTAGTCTGAATATTATCTAATTCCGTAAACTCTATTGGTTGTAATGTCACAAAGTATAAGTTAAGGTCAATATTATTAAAATCTAAAATGTTTTTAAACGCTTCTAACAGCGTTTGTTGGAATGGTCTAATGACTATGTTATCCATAAGTATAGAAGCTGTTCTAAGCTCTTCTGCGTTATTACCAAAGCCTGTATTATCCTTTATCCCAAGTAATATTGGAGAAACAATTCTGTGACCTAACATTATTTTTTCTCTAGCTTCATCTGCCAAAAACTGATACTGTGCGTGTGCATCAGGTAAATGTATAGGTTCAATGTCTGCTTTACGATCAGGGTCATCGTTAAAGGCAAGAATAAACTTACCAGAATTAGAAGTTCCTCCAAACTTATCTTGGATTTTTCTCTCTATTAATTGTTGTGCTTCTTCATCAGGCACACCATTGTTAAAATTAATTAATAAAGATGGCTGTAAGCCATTCTTAATGTTGTTTATGTGGTAGTTTGAAACCTCTTCTTCTAGTGAACAATACTGTAAACAACCGTGATAATCAACTGGCGCATAATAATAAAAACCTGGTCTGTATGGTCTAACGACATAAATCTCCCTTAGATCTACTTTACTTCCATATTTAAAAGCAGGTATTCTTTTTGGTATATCTGCAGGTTTTATTTCAGACCATTTAGGATGATAATAATACGCTTGTATTTTACCTTCTTTTGTTTTTTCTGCCCTTAGTGTTTCCATAGGGAAATGTACTAGGTTCATAATTCTGGTTTTTGATCTGTTGTAAATAATTTGTATTGCAGCTTGACCTAAAAGTTTATAGTCGTTTACTATTTTTCTAACCTGGTCTGGTTTAAGTAGTGATTTCATTTGAGAATACATCTCTGGTTTTTCATCACTATCTGTAGCGTCAATACCTTTACCGTATATCATATCGACTATACCATTGACACAACAAGAGTTTGTTGGGCTGCTTAGATATAATTGTATTAGGTTGTCAAAGTAGTCGTTGTTTTCTCCATAAACAACCCAGTCATTTCTGTAATCTTCTTTTATTTCTGGTATTGTATATCCCTGTAGATTAACTACTCTAATATTATTATTATATGTTTTTTTTGTTTTTGCCATATTATATTGTTATATATTTTTGACCTGCAGCATCAGCACTATGTTCTGTATATTCATTTGTGTTTAAAGTATGAGGTATAGTTCTGTCTGTTTGTGCTGTGCAAAAAGCTTTGGACCTAAACAGTAAATTACCGGATCTTGTAAATTCAAGTAAATAAATTTTACCTTCTGCTAAAATACTGAAGGTACAAGGTATTTGTATAAAGTTACCGACATAAGTAGATGTTAAACCTGTTAAGGTTTCTGTTTTTCTAGTTCCGTCTTCTGTTATTACTAACTGCACTGTACTATCGGCTTTATAAGACCTAGGCACTAATTTTAATGTTTGCGAACTTGTTACAGGTTGTAATAGTATCATAAAAAAAGCCCTGACTTGCAGGGCTTTCTTACAAAACTTATGAAAAAAATCACTAATTACCTCCACCTGGTATTCCAGATTGGTTATCGTCTACATCTACATCTGCAACAACCCCTGGTACAACAGTTACGTTAACTCCAGAACCGTTTCCAGCAAATGTTAACTGTGTGTCTGTTTCAACTGTAATATCACAGAAGTTTGCGGGTGCTCTTTCTTGACCTGTAAAAGTCAAGCTATACCCACTTAAATCTCCCATACCTGCGCCTGAAGAAATTGTTCCTCCAGTAACATCCATTCCGTGTTCTAGTCCAGCCATAAAATAATTATCATTATTATCCTTTATAATGACGTGAGGTCTAGCGAATGAGATTAATTTTAATTCTTTATGATCCTTAGCTGTTAGTTTTGGTAAAACCAAAGTTAGAACTTGCTCAAAGAACGTACCACCTGTATCTGTAGAAGAGGTGATAGTTTGCTCTAAATTGGAGTTGCCTTTAAGATCATATCTATAAGCGGCACTAGCAGCAATAGAAGCAATATTGTCTTCAGTTCCTGAAGTAGTATTCATCACTACATCACCCATACCGTAATCAATAAAGTATACCGCTTTTAATCCACCTACCGAATCTTTACAAGGTCTTTGTCTTCCTTTTGTTAAATCACAACTCATATTATTATTATTAAAAGGGGGTTAAAAAACCCCCTTTGATTAAACATTAAGAGTATAAAACAATATCAGATCCGATACCGTGTTGTACTCCTGCACTTCCTCTAAGAACAACTCTTACATTTTGACTTCCGTCAATATCTGCCATATCAATTAATTTAACTTCTTGCCAGTCGTTTAATAAACCTGTTCCAAAGAATAAATTAGATGATTCAGCAGCAACCATTTTATTATCTCCTAAACCAGGAGCTGTAAATAATGAAATGCCTTGAAAATTCATATCTGTTTTACCCACGTTATATAAATCTCTATAACCTAA